CAAAACTGATGTCGCGCATGACGCTTTTTCAATACGTGTTGTTATTCGGTGCTTACCTTATAAGTTAGTGCAGATGACAAAAATATTCGGCTTTATGGTTAGAATCTTTATTTTACAAAAATTAGGGATAACCATTGATAAACCAAAGATACTTAATAAATTTAAGAATGTTTTAACTACTCATTACTATTAAGTAACACGAACTTACTGTAAATTAGGTTTAATAAAGATCAGAATGTTTAAAATAGCGCCCAGCCAAAATAGCTGAGTGCCAATATCACATATTAACTTTAATCACTTCACCATCTTTGAATGTGAATTCCATGTAGCGTTTGAAGATGGTGATTTTTTCTACTAAGCGACGAACTAGTTGTTCATCAAAGTCTACTAAACCATATTTGTGAAATTCGACCAGCTTATTGATTTCATCAATGCTGTGTAGTTTTGTTTGCTTGTCAGTTTCACGACTCTGTACTTTTTCTTTTTGTTTCCGCAGGTCCATAATTTGTTGGGTCAGGGCATCGCAATTTTGATGTTGGTTGGCAGCCTGGATGAGCTGTATTTGCACTTCTTCCAGTTGCTTATCGAGTTGATCAAGGGTTGGACCTTTAGAGTTTTTGATGACCTTCATGATGTTAGCCTTGATCTGCTTGTCAGCTAACTTATGTCCTTCAATGAGCTGATTAAAAGCTTGTACAGTTGCTTCTTTGAGAAGGGGCTCTTTGACATTTCTAATCATGCATCGCCGTCCAGATTTACTTCGCTTTATTCGGCTAGCACAGCGCCAGACTGCTACCTTTTCTGGCCAATACCACATATTCCGTTGAAAAATGTCGCCGCATTTTCCACAAAAGACTATTTGGGAGAAACAATATTTGCCGTTAAGTCGCCGGTGCTTACCATTCTTAGTAGTGATCCCGTTTTGTCGTTGTTTGATGAGCTGCTGGACTTGCATGAATACCGGCTTGGGAATAATCGCGGGATGGTCGTTTTCTACATAGTATTGAGGCATGATACCGTTATTCTTGACGCGTTTCTTGCTCAGAAAATCAACAGTGTAAGTCTTTTGCAATAGAGCATCACCCATGTATTTCTCATTCTTTAGAATTTTTGAAACACCGCTGGATTGCCAGTTCTTTGTTTTACCACCAGTTAAAATACCATCAGCTTTGAGTGAGTCCGCGATTTGCTTCATACTCATCCCGTTTAGATAACTATAGAAGATCCGTTTGATGACTTTAGCTTCTTCCGGTTCAATTACCAGATTACCCTGAGCGTCCTTGGTATAGCCGAGAAAATGATTATGGTTGACGAAGACCTTACCTTGTTGGTAGCGGTACTGGATTCCCATTTTAACGTTTTGCGATAGGGATTCACTTTCTTGTTGGGCAAGAGAAGCCATGATGGTAATCAGCACCTCACCTTTGGCATCCATGGTGTTGATGTTCTCTTTTTCAAAGAAGATGGCTACATTGATGGCTTTTAAGTCTCGGATATACTTCAAACAATCAATGGTATTTCGAGCAAACCGGCTAATTGATTTAGTGACGATCAGGTCAATTTTACCGGCTTTGCAGGCTGCAATCATCTGATTAAATTGTTCCCGCTTCTTAGTGTTAGTCCCTGAGATTCCATCATCGGCGTAGATACCTGCAAACTCCCAGGTTGGTTCTTTTTGAATTAGTTCTTTATAGTGAGCCACCTGAGTTTCATATGAACTGGCTTGTTCATCATAATCAGTCGAAACCCGGCAGTAGGCCGCCACTCGGAGCTGTTCAAATGGTAGTCTATTTTTTTGCGGTTGAACGCTATTGCCTTTTTGCTGATGAGCGGGGATAATCCTCACTTTACCCAATTAAATCACCTTCACTCTCGATAATACTGTACAAATATTCTGCTTGTTTGATTGGATCGTTGTAACGTTGTTTGATGATGTCACGGTAAAAGTGTCCATCGATAGTGGCATTTTTGTTTAGCTTTTCAGGTAGCTTTAATCCACATTTCAAGATGAACGTTGCTTTGTTTGAACTGTTAACCACAATCTGTTGAACAAATTCTTGAAATACACCTTCATCAAACTCAGTAAGCTGTTTCCCTTGATGGCACCAACGTAATAAGGTATGAACATCCTCAAAGTCATTTGCTGAATCAGTATTTTGGCCATTAAGCTGTTTAATCTTTTCCTGACATTGGTAAGTGTCTTGCTCGAGTCTAGCGGTTTGGTTGACGTAGATCGCTTTATCTAATAAACCGGCATGCATCAATTCGGTGAGCGTTTCAGCTTTGTGGTCATTTGCTTTGATTTGCTTAGTTAAAGAAATCAGTTGACCATCGCTGTTGACATTAGCTTCTTCTTTCAGGCCTTCTAACAATGGCTGAAGTAAGAACTTCTTACTGTAAACTAGCTTATTTATCATATTGCAGAAGGCAGCTTTCAGACTGGCTTCAGACACTGCCTTAGTTGGACATTGCTGAGCAGATCTTAAATGTTGCTGGCAGGCCCAGTAGATTTTATGTGGCCGCGTTTGTCGTTTGAAAATCGTCCCACATTGACCACAGATGATTTTGCCAGAAAATAGGTAGTGCTGTTGATACTTATGGCTGCCAGTTTCGATATGGCGTTTTTTGACGGCTTCTTTAAGCAGAACTTGCACTCTGTTAAAGTTTTCATGGTTAATCAAACTAGGGTGATGATCTTCAATTAGATATTGAGCGAGTTCACCTTGGTTAAAATGACGATGATATTGATCGTCACGGTAGGTTTTCTGGCAGAGCATATCACCGGTGTAATTACTGTTTCGCAAGATATTAATTACAGTGTTACTACGCCATTGGCCACCACGTTTTGTTGATACCTGCTTTTGATTTAATTCTTTAGCAATTTGACTGGCTGATGTTCCACTTAGAAATCGTTGAAAGATTTGTCGTACAGTCTTTGCTTCAGTATGGTTGATAACTAAGTTGCCATCCTCAATTGAATATCCATAGGGTGCTGAGGATACATGGAATTTGCCACTAGCAAAACGTTTCCTGATTGCCCAGCGTAGATTTCCGGCAGTTGAGTGGGATTCATCCTGGGCAATACTGCTAAGAATCGATAGAAATAACTCACTGGCCATTGCTCCAGTATTGATATGCTCTTTCTCAAAGATAATTGGAATATTCAATTGCTGTAATTCCCGGACAATCTGCAAACAATCAGTTGTATTTCGTGACAAACGGCTAATTGATTTGGTCACCACGAGGTCAATCCGGTGATTATGACAATCAGTTAGTAATTCTTTTAAGGCGTTCCGCTTGGTCATCTTGGTGCCTGAGATTCCTTCATCATAGTAGATCTTAGCCAGCTCCCAATTAGGGTGGTTGTTAATGTACTTTTGATAATGGGCACGTTGATTTTCAAGACTTTCTAGTTGTTCAAAATTATCGGTTGAAACTCGACAGTAGGCTGCCACACGGAGTTGCTTGACATCATGTTGGTAACCTTGAATTTTGGTAATGGTTGACATGACAAACCTCCTTTCGTCAGTGTGGTATGTTAGCTCTAGAACCTTGATGTATCAACACTTCCTGGTCCTAATAAGGGCGGAAATGATTGTTTATTTAAGTCATCAATTTCCTTAAATTCAGTGGTTGAGATTAGACCCTTGTTGAGTAGAACTTGAATGATTTGTTTTGATTGTTGATAATGCAAATCATTCAATAATTGTTCTGAACTAATATTATTCTTTATTGATTGCAGTGGTTGATGAGTTACCGCTTGAACTTTCTTTATCATTTTTAATTACCTCCACTAATAAGCCAGCGGAAGTAGAAAAGTAAACCCTCAAATCAACTTGCTAATTGAAACAGATTCTTTAATATATAGTAAGAGGGCGAGGTCGCTACTCTGACCCTCAAGCGTGATCTGAGATACGTGTTTTATTTGAGAAGAAGTCTTGTTTGACTCCAACCACAGTTTAGGAAGAGCTAACCATCTTATATGGTTGGCTTTTTGTTATGGTAAAAGAAAAAAGCCTGCAGACCGGAGTCCACAGGCAAAAGTTACAATAATTGATTAACTCGTTTTTGAATTTGGGTGGGGTCATAGCCGGCTTGCTTCAAGCGGTTGATTCGTTCATTACCATTTCCCCAGGATCCTCGGATAACTTCGCGTGCAATTTGGTCAACTGACTTACGGTTCAAGAGACGGTTAACCTTTTCTTGGACCACCGCATAGTCATAACCAGCAGCGGTTAAGAGCTGTTGACGATCGGTACCATTACCCCATTGACCATTTAAGACTTCAACAGCTAGCTCATCAGGGTTCTTCCTGGTAACTGGCTGCTTTTTGTTAATGACAGCTGCGTAGTCAATGTAGGCATAATCTAGATCACAGTTGCCATTGACACCTGGAACAGAACCAGTAGAGGAATGTTGCCAGATTCCGTAATTACCATTGTAGTTACAACACGGACCATATTCAGCCACCCAGACAGCATAGCGTTGAGCGACGGAAGGTGAAATGTAATTTTGCAGTGGTGATCGCGAAATATACAGTCCGGCATAGCAACCGTTTTGTTCCAAAACACTACAAAAGCTTTTCACTAAGCTATCACAGAAGTTACGACCATTGGCAAACTGCCACTTTTCTTCTAAGTCAAAGTAGATTGGAAAATCAAAATGACGATTACCAAGGACGGTTAAACAGGCCCGGGCTTCATTGGCTGCATCAGCGGGAGAAACGGCATAGGAATACCAGTAGGCACCCACTTGTAAACCAGCTGCTTTGGCTTGGGTATAATGTTCTGCAAAGTAACGGTCTTCTTGGCTTGCTGACCGACCATAACCAGCTCGGATTAGAACGAATTTAACACCACTTGCTTTGACTGCATTGAAATCCACATGGCCTTGCCATTCAGAAACATCAATTCCAGAAATCATTGATGATCACCATCCTTATCATGTAATTGTTGGAGGACACTCTTTAACTTATCGGGCACAGGTAGACCTAAGCGACTGGTATTTTCTAGTAATGAAATGCCCTCATTAGAGATATAGAAGAAAATCGTAGCAGTACGGATCGCTGAACCATTCTTTAATAGGTAAATATCAAGGCAATGTGCAATACCGACCAATAATAGAATTAACACTTTGCGCGTAAGCCCACGAAAGCCAATTTCACTGGAGAGTTTATGTTCGTTAATGGCACAAAGCACTCCGGTGATATAGTCCACTACCATGAAAATGAGTAGAACATATAGAAAACCATCCAGTCCGCCTAAGAACCAGCCGAGGAAAGCCCCAATTGCACCAAAGCATGAATTAATTACTGTTAAACTAGTTGTCTTCATTCGGATCATCAACTCCTCTCGAATATTCAGCCTTAATTTCCAGATACTCATGGTTGTACTTAACGTCATCAATAAAGCCAATATTGTAGCCACGACCTTCAAACCAAATGTTGGTTTCTTCGTCAACATCATCACGGTATCGGATGATGAATGACAGTTGTTTTTCCAATTTCACCGTGACCGCTGTGTAGTATTCCTGACCGTGTAGGGCAGAAACTTTTGCCCACACATCGCCTAAGCGAACATCCTTGTACATCGACATTCCGGTATTAGGATTTTCGCCGACATATTTCTTTTTCATCAGCGTAATGCGGCGATCTAGTTCACCAATATCAGCAATCTTACTGACCCGTTTATTTTGCTGTTGCATTAAAATTCCTCCTTCCGGTAAGGGGACAAGATGGCCCGAAGAAACTTGATCATGGCATCAAAATCAGCCGTTTCCCGATATTCGTAAAGGTAAGCTACGGTATAGAGAATCGCGGTATGAATATCATCAGGGAGAGGATCAAATGCTGATAGAGGCTGACGAAGGACATTTTCGACGGTAGCAGTCGCCGATCCAATCAACTTTGTGATGAGGTCATCTTCAACAGTGTTATCAACTCTTAGGTAGGCTTTTGCTTCGGCCAAAGTAATAGCAGCCACATTTCATCAGTCCTTTCTACTTAGCAGCCATGGCAAGAGTTTTAATGGCTTCTGGGAGGATGACTTTGCCATCTACTCGTTGCGAGCCCAAGAAACCGACTTGACCAGTTACAGCATAAAGTTCATTAAGTCGTTTAAAGGTTCGACCTTGACGATCAGCAATCCAATAGTAATTGAAATCACCAAAGAGCACTGGTTTATTAGATGCGGCCATGGATGGCATGAACGGACTAGTATAAACTGGGCAATTGAGGATTCGATCTGGTTGGCCAGCTTGAACAGAAGTCTGCCAGATATATTGACCATTGTTATCCTTCATTTTGCGAATGGTTTTCACGGTATCATCATTCATTAAGAAAACAGCATTTTGACGGTATGGTGCTCTTAAGGAATAGAAAAGTTCGATCAAATCATCAAAAGTCAATGTATCGGCCTTAGCAGCTGTGGATCCCGCAGACGCACCATTAGTGTCGGTTAAGATACCAGTTGGTTGGCCAGTGCCGGTACCAGTTAGGAAGGCTTGTTCTTCAGCATTACCAAGTCGACGACCAAATTCATCAGATAAATAGGACATCAAGTCGAAGGCGGAGTCATTCAGTAGTTCTTCCGATACCTTGATCAGAGTCCCCAATTTGTGAGCACTGAGGGATACTTGACTAAATTGAGTATTAGATTCTGTGTAGGCTGCTTCTTCCTCGAGCCAAGCAGCTGTTCCTTCGCTCGCGACAACCGGAATCTTATGTTCACCGCTATTGGTTTGAATGACATGGCTGATGGTTCGCAGTACGTTGGCTTCTTGAAGCTTTTGAATCAGTTGATTTTCAAACTCATTTGGCACTAGGAAGCCACCATCTGGATCCGTACCTTCTTTTAGTGCATCAACGACCGCATGACCACGCATCATTTGCCAAAAGTTCTGCGCATAAGCATCCTGACCCTTTGGTAATTCTCCAGCAGTCGGGGTATTAGTAAGGGCTTTAGTTGTGGGCTGATTGAGTTCTGCTTCAATTTGGGCTTGCTTATGGAGCCGATCGATTTCCTTACCCAAGTTGACGACGTCTTGTTCCATCTTTTCGTAGGTAGCGTTGTCCTCAGCAGAAAGTACATCAGCTTCTTTTTGTTTAGTGTCCAGGAAATACTTTGCTTGCTTCCAAATACGGGCACGCTTTTCTTGTAATTCAGTAATCTTGTTCATTGATAAGTTCCTCCTAAATTAGTGTGATAACAAAGAAAGCCGCTTTTGCAGCGACTTTACAGAAATAGTAGATTTTGCTTTAGGCTTGAGTTTATTCAATAACACCAGGTCAGATTGCTTATCGGAATACGAGTAACAATCTGTGACATTCTTATTGTCACCCAGCATGGCATCAGCAAAGCCTAATTCGATAGCTTTATTGACGTTCATCCAAGTTTCGTTATCCATCATTGTTGAAATCTTTTCACGGGGCAGGTTGGTTTTCAGCTCATAGGCATTGATGATCGACTCCTTGGTTTCAGCTAGCATTTGCGCAGCGTGGTCGATATCTCTTTCTTGACCGCCGACAATAGTCAGTGGATTGTGGATCATTAGCATAGCCGCAGGAGCCATTGAAACAGTAGTTCCAGCCATCGCAATTACCGAAGCAGCAGATGCCGCAATACCTGAGATTTTGACATTGACTTCATTCGGGTAATTCATCAGCATGGTATAAATTTGACTGGCAGCGGTACAATCACCACCAGGGGAGTTCAGCCAGAGATCGATTGGATCCTGACTTTCATTAAGTTCGTCTTGGAATACCTGTGGTGAAACATCGTCATGCACCCAGCTATCAGGAGCAATTACCCCAGAGATAGCTAGTTGCCGCTGATCACCATTTTGTTTCCAGTTCCAGAAACGTTTCATTCTTTTGGTTCCTCACTTTCTTTGGTTGTTTGCGTGTTATAGAAATTACCGGCTTGGTTAAGTGGCAGCATGTTACCGTTAACCAAGTACTGATCACCACCTTCATCAGCAGGGATACGGTTGAGATCCTCTAACTCACGAATGTCATTAGCAGATAACCAGCCATTTTGTCGACCAATGGCATACCCATTCATCCGGCTTTCGTAATCACCACGTAGTAGTCCATCAACATTGAATTTAACGAAAAACTTTCGTTGATCATCAGCGGAAAGTAGCTGTTGATTCATAGCTTGTTCCCAGCGAATACACCAAGGGTTCAGGGTGTACTTTACAAATTCGAGTGATTGTTGCTCGATATTTGAGAAAGTCGAACGATCTAGGTCACCAACCATATGCGGTGGAACACGAAAAATTCTGGCAATTTCGTCGAGTTGGAATTTTCGGGTATCAAGAAATTGCGCTTGGTCAGGTGGAATGGAAAGCTGGTGAAAAGTCATTCCTTCCTCCAAGACAGCAATGCTGTGATTATTAGATCCCGAAAATTGTGACTGCCAACTTTTCCGAAGCCGTTCAGGATCTTTGACTACATTAGGATGCTCGAGAACACCACCAGGCGTGGCATCATTTTTGAAGAAAGTGGCTCCATATTGTTCGGCGGCCATGGATAATCCAATCGCATTCTTAGCCATAGCAATAGGGCTGTAGCCGATCAAACCATCAAATCCTAACCCTGCGATATGAAGGACTTCATCGGACAAGAGAATTACTTGTTTCGATTTATTCTTTGCCTGGTAATCATCGTAGTTGCGAGTATAGGTGTAGTAGATTTCACCGTTGGCAGCACGGTTAACGTCCATTCGATCAGGCATCAAAGGATAGAGCCCAGTGATCTCGCCTTGACCATTGCGAATGATTTGTGCATAGGCGTTACCCCACAGCAATAAATGGTTCATCATGGTTTCACGAAAGATAAAACTGGTCATTTCTGGATTTGGCGCATCATGAAGCAAAAAATAAAGCGGGTGGTTAATTGCCCGCTGTTTACCACCATCGCTGGTGTATTGATAAATATGAAGTGGTAGTTCAGCTAATCCTTCAGCCAAGACTCGAACACAAGCATAAACTGCAGTATTTTGCATTGCAGTACGTTCGGTCACATTTTGGCCAGCCATCGAACTGCCGAAGAAAAATGACATGGTGCTAGACAAGGTGTTTTTAGGTGAAGCTTTATTGGTATGGAATAATTTATTAAATAAACCCATGGCATCAACTCCTTTCAGTCCTACGCAATTACAACATCAATAGGCCTCGACCATCATAAACAGAATCACCATTATCCTCATTTCGGATAGCACGATCCAGTCCCATAATGGTGGCCACTACGCCATCAATTTTTTCGGTTGACTTAGCTTTGTCAGGTTTAATATTCCCAGCTGGGTCAGTGCGGATATAGATATTATCCATCATCCAACGCAAGACCGGATGACCGCCATGAGCGATCTTCTTTTCCAGAGTTAATCGCATTAGTTCTTTAGTTGGAGGCGTCATGTCCTTAAATCCCTGGCCAAATGGGACCACGGTGAATCCCATACCTTCAAGATTTTGAACCATTTCGACAGCTCCCCACCGATCGAAGGCAATTTCACGGATGTGATATTTCTTTCCCAGATCATCAATAAAGTGTTCAATGAAGCCATAGTGGACGACATTACCTTCCGTGGTTTGTAGATATCCCTGCTGCTTCCAAATATAGTAGGGGACATGATCACGGCGAACCCGCAAATCAACGTTATCCTCGGGAATCCAGAAGTAAGGTAGCAGGGTGTAACCTTCTGAATCATCTCTAGGAGGGAACACCAGTACAAAAGCCGTAATATCAGTAGTTGATGACAGGTCAAGACCACCATAGCAATCGCGGCCACGTAATTCATCGGGATCAACAGGAAAGGCACAAGCATCCCATTTGTCCATCGGCATCCATCGAACATCTTGCTTCACCCACTGATTTAACCGTAGTTGTCGGAAGGTATTCTCTTCAGCCGGATTCTCCTTAGCTGAATTATAAGCATCCTTAACCTTCTCCATCTTGACGGTAATACCCAGGGAGGGATTAGCTTTCTTCCAAACTTCAGGACTCGACCAATCTTCATCACGCCCGGCACCGTAAATAACCGGATAAAAACGGGGGTCATGTTTACGGCCCTTCATGATGTCGATTGCTTTTTGATGAACCTGGTAACAGATAGAGTGTTCATCATTACCGGCAGTCGTGATTAAAAAGTAGAGCGGCTGCGTTCGAGCATCGCCGGAACCCTTAGTCATGACGTCGTAGAGTTTACGATTGGGTTGAGTGTGTAATTCATCAAAAATTACTCCTGACACGTTGAAACCGTGCTTGGAATAAGCATCAGCAGATAGGACTTGATAGAAACTATTAGTTGGCTCGTAGATCAGCCGTTTTTGGGAAGCGAGGATCTTACAACGCTTTTTTAAGGCTGGGTTCATCCGCACCATATCAGCGGCGACGTCAAAAACAATGGCGGCCTGTTGACGGTCAGCAGCACAACCATAAACCTCTGCTCGTTCTTCACCATCGGCACAGCAGAGTAACAAAGCGATGGCGGTAGCTAGTTCTGATTTACCTTGCTTCTTTGGGATTTCTACATAGGCAGTATTGAATTGACGATAGCCATCTGGTTTTAGGATTCCAAAGACATCACGAATAATTTTTTCTTGCCAGTCGATGAGGTCAAAAGGTTTACCGGCCCAGGTTCCCTTGGTATGGCATAGGCATTCGATAAATGAAACTGCAAAATCGGCAGCGTCTTTGTTGTAGGCCGAATTCTTAGCCATGAACTGAGTGGGTTTATAATCTTTTAGTTTTCGCAAGAGGGCATCACATCCTTTCAGTTGTACTAAAAAAGCACTGAGAATTAACTCAATGCTTGGCTGATGATTAATTAAACTTGCCAGTTAATATCAAATTTACGTACCCGGCACGGTCAGTGGTCAAATAGTCGATTAGATCGTAACAATTATAGTAGTAAGCCAGACGCTTTACGTTTTCGACATCAAACATATTTACTTCACCGGTATTGCGAATTTGTAAAACCTGTTGGCGAATACGATCACGTTTGGCTAATTCTTCTTTGATTCTGTTCATGACTAAGTCTCCTGGTTCTTAAAAGCAGCCGATCCGGTTAAATTTTTGAGTAGCACTTTCCGTTGTGCCTTGTATTGGGGACCAATAAAACCTAAACGCAGTAGAAAGCAGCGGAAAGCATATTTTTCATTACTTTCATCACGGCGCGTTGACATAATTCGCTGGTGACTCTTTGCGTATCGCACTAACTTATCGATCAATTGTTGATAAGCTGGAGCATCATCGGTGTTAACTTCGGTGAACCAATCAAAGGTTACTTGTTGCTCATCAATTGTGAGAGGCAACGAGTTCAGTTGGCAAGCGTCTTTGATTAATTGTCCTTTTGCCCAGATTAAATGGCGTAGGTTATCTAGATCTTGGTCAGTAAACTCATTGCGGCGATATGTTATGTTCAACTTGACTGTCTCGCTGGGTGTGAATCCCTGTTGCTTAAGATGTGTTACTAATCCAGCAGGAATTTCATCCGAGGATGTTAGGATTCCATCTTTGTTAACAGTGTACTTGCCAATTTGATAAGCGTAGGTAGGTGTGTACTGATATTCGGCCTTTTGATGAGTATAGACAGCCAGCTTTGTCACCAGTTCTTTTCGCTGTCGACCGTGTACATTAAATTTGATTTCCATCTTCTGTACCTCCTTATTGGGTTATCGTATACATCACTCTGGAAGGTACAGATAGCAAGGACTTTCGACGCATTAAGCCGGCTTTTTTAGATTACTATAAGGAATTGTATGCCCATCTCTTTCCACACTGACTTCTTGATCTGAATCGACTTGTTTGATGTAGCGGTTGACGATGACATCGCAGTATTTTGGATCAAGTTCCATCATGTAACAAATTCGATTAGTCTGTTCACAAGCAATGAGAGTGGATCCAGAACCGCCGAAGGGATCAAGAACTGTACAGTTAGACATTGTCGAATTCATGATTGGATAGGCAAGTAAGGGGATAGGTTTCATTGTTGGGTGTTCCTTACTTTGCTTAGGACGGTCAAATTCCCAGATAGTAGATTCCTTTCGCCCGGTGTACCATTCGTGTTTACCATCTTTCTTCCAGCCATATAGAACTGGTTCATGCTGCCACTGGTATGGTGAACGACCAAGCACTAATGATTGTTTTTTCCAGATACAGCAACCAGATAAATAAAAGCCAGCATCTTGGAAAGCACGGCGGAAGTTAAGGCCTTCCGTGTCGGCATGGAAAACATAGATGCTGGCGTCATTAGCCATTGCTTGATTCGTATTTTGAAAAGCAGCGAGTAGAAACTGGTAGAACTTGTCGTCGGTTTGATGATCATTCTTGATCTTGCCAGCCTTGCTGGAGTAATCAACATTGTATGGTGGATCGGTTAACACGAGGTTGACCTTATGATCACCTAGCAATTTCTGGTAACTTTCTGTTTTAGTAGCGTCACCACATAATAAAGTGTGTTTACCTAAGTGCCATAAATCACCTGACTTTGAAAAGGTTGGTTTATCCAATTCGCTATCAACGTCAAAATTATCATCATGGGTGTCATCTTCGGTACCGAGAAGATCAGAGATCTCATTCTCGTCAAAACCAGTTAATGAAACATCCAAATCGCTGGCCTGTAAGTCGGTCATGAGCAGAGCCAACTTATCCTTATCCCAATCACCGCTGATTTTGTTAAGTGCAATATTCAGTGCTTTTTCTTTCTCTTCGTTTAAGTTGACGACTACACATTCGGCTTCTTCGATCCCTTCATCCAGGAGAATTTTTAATCGCTGGTGTCCTCCAACCACGCGACCAGTTTGTTGGTTCCAGATAATCGGGTCAACGTAGCCAAATTCTTTCATTGATCGTTTTAACTTTTCGTAGTCGGGATCACCCGGCTGCAAATCTTTACGTGGATTATAGTCAGCGGGGATGAGGTCTGCTATTTTCTTTTTAACAATTTTCATCAGTTCATTCCTTTCCGTGAACGGAGCAAGCGTTCCATCACATCATCTTGTGGGGTAGATCCTTGATAAGTAGTAGCGTTGTTTTCTTTAACAACCTGAAAAATTTGAAACCATAATTGGCTAGATTGCTTCATATAGTCGCGACTCATTGATACGTAAGGGGAAGCAATCGCATTCCCGGTCGTCGGGTGGCGGGCAAGAAAGCCAAATTTTGAGATACACTCTTCACACTGAATCCAGCGACTAACACTTACTGCATATTGTTCGATCAGTTGTGTGTTGACTAATCTTTCGCACCCCCGTTCAACGAGCCATTTCCAGGTTTCCTTAAAAATATCAGCAGCGTCAAACTCTAATCCATTTTTCTGCTTGGCTTTTAGGTACTCTTTAACTGGCGGCATCACATGACCTTCCAAATTAGTTGGAGTTGGTAGGTCAATTACTTGGGCGTCTTGTCCAGCTTGAATTTTATCGTGAAGTGATTTAGGTTTGCGTCCAGCACCAATTCGGGATCCACCACGGTTTGTACCATCTTTAGCCAAATCTCTCCCTCCTTCCGGCAGGGGTTAATACCCTGTTTGATTTCGCTTTTTTGCACACGAAGGCCCAGGCCCGCTCCCGCGCGAAAAATTTTTAAGGATTCGATGGCCCCCTCCGTGACTTTAGTAATGATATTGATGTGGTGTTTTGTGCCAACGATCATCCATCTGGGCAGTGATGCGGGAGTGGCATGGCTTGCATAATGCCATTAGGTTCTTGAACTCGTTGGTGCCACTGTGTTCTAAGGGCAGAACGTGATGGACCTCAGTGGCTGGGGTATATCTTCCTTGGCTTAGGCACATCTCACAGAATGGATGGTGGAGTAGGTACCTTTGTCTGATCTTTGGCCAGCCACGATGGTAGCGTGGACGACTGCGCTTTGGTCGTTGGTAACGATTGTAGTGAGAACTGACTTGCTTGGCGTGCACGTCACAATAAGTGTTGTGGGTTAGTCGCGGGCAGCCAGGGTAACGACAGGGTTTCTTGGGTGAGTAAGGCATGACACTCCTCCTTTCTGAGGGTATAAGAAAAGCCCAGCAGTTTTGCACCGCTAGGCTTCAGTGTTATAAAGCAAATGCCTTATCTTAATTTTCTACACTATCATCGTAACATGGATAAGCTGATTGTTTGTTCTGCGTTTTACCTTTCTAATGGTGGGATCCATAAAGCAAAAGGGTAAGGTGGTCGAGTGCCTTGTTCTTTCTATTGTAGGCAGTGGTCTTAGCAATGAAGTATTTGTCCATCAACAAGGTCAGTCCTTCGTTCATTGATTGATTTGGAGTGCGGTAACAAACATCCAATATGAAGCGTTCATCTCGTGAAAGCTCTTGCCAGGCTGGTTCAAACCATTTGAAGTAAAGTTGGGCTTGCTGGTACCGCTCGTTCAACTTAGTGGTTTGATCGATGCCATGAAGCAGACGATGTTCAGTGGGATTATCTTTGTTGGTGCCGCTGGGTGCAAAACCATACTGTGGTGAATTGATGCCGATCGTCTGTTCCTTAGCCAGCTTCAAATCATCCTGATAAGAATCAATGATAAGCTTCATACCATCGTAGTCTTTTAATGCAGCAATAGTGGCCCGGCGCTTGTCTAAGTAATTCCACATGATACTCATACACAAACACTTCCTTTCAAGTTGGCTTTCACTGCATTAATCAGTGCCAGCTGAGTTTTATCCTTGTGCTTCAAGGCGGCCAGGATGTTTTCATCAATCGTACCTTCAGTGATGATATGGTAAATAACCACGGGCTGACGCTGACCCTGCCGCCAGAGCCGAGCGTTGGTTTGCTGGTAAAGTTCCAGGCTCCAAGTCAGTCCATACCAGATTAAGGTAGCACCACCAGCCTGCAGGTTAAGACCATGACCAGCAGAAGCGGGGTGGATCAAAGCTAAAGGAATCTTACCGGCATTCCAGTCCTGAATGTCACGGGGTGTTTTGATCTCACGAACCTTGAAACGACTTTTAATCTGGATTAGATCATGTTTGAACCAGTAAGCTACCAAGACAGGTTTAACATTAGCAGCTTCAACCAAATCTTCAAGGGCATCAAGTTTTCGCTGGTGAATTTGAACAATCTGCTGCTGGTCGTCGTAGACACAACCATTTGCCATCTGGCAAAGTTTATTCGATAGACTGGCTGCGTTGAGGGCATCGATTTGTTTACCCTGGGTTGAAACTACTAGCTGGGCATTAAGCTCATCATAGATTGCCTGCTCACTATTACTCATTTTTACCGGAACGGTGTTCATAGTTAATGGTGGCAGATTCAAGTAGTCCTTAGACTTCATAGAAATGGTGATGTCATCAATGGCACGGTAGATACTTTGCTCAGCGCCAGGCTTGGGTTTGTAGGTAAACACTTGATACATGTTTCGCTTGTCGGGGTCAAAGTAGTTCATCCGGTAAGATGAGATAAAGCGGCCAAGTCGTTGGCCCATGTCCAGCACGCGGAATTCCGCCCACAGATCCATCAAGCCATTAGACGACGGTGTACCTGTTAAGCCAACCACGCGTTTAATCAGAGGTCGTACTCGTTTGAGAGCTTTGAAGCGTTGTGAGCGGTAAGACTTAAAACTAGAGAGTTCATCGATCACCAACATGTCGTAGTCAAAGGAATTACCAGAGGATTCAATTAGCCATTTCAAGTTTTCCCGATTGATGATATAAATGTCGACATCTTGTTGTAATGCTTTAATGCGTTGTAGCCTAGAACCAGTGACGACCGAGTAGGTGAGGCCTTTTAAGTGGTCCCATTTTTTAATTTCTTCTGGCCAAGTTTGTTTTGCCACGCGCAGTGGTGCGACAACTAATACTCGTTGAACTTTACCTTGCTGAATAAGCTGCTTAATAGCAGTTAGGGTAATGACACTCTTACCAAGTCCCATATCAAGCAAGATGGCTGCTACGGGATGGTCCAAAATAAACCGAGTTGCATATTGTTGATATTCATGCGGTTTGTATTGCATCAAGCATTCCTCCAATCTGATCAAGCTGATCGCAAACAAAGACTTGGAAACCAAGTTGTTTTAACTGGTTGAGTCTTTGCACTTGCAACGGGCGGGGATGTTTACCAGGAGCCTTCATCTCCACAAAGCCCATGTGACCATCAGGCAGGAGGACCAATCGATCAGGTACTCCGGCCATAGATGGCGAGATGAACTTTAGGCAAAGACCTCCGCGTTGGTGAGTAGCTTTGACAAAAGCAGTTTCGATTTGTTTTTCTAACATTTGTAAAATCCTTCCTAAACGTTGATATATAGGTGATTCGTCAGGGTTAATGACGGTCGTGACAGTTGTTTTACTACTCTTCTCTATACTCTTTTTTTTCTATTTTTATTCCTATATACAAGTAATGTAAAAGAGTGTCACGACTGTCATTAGGGTTGGTAAACACTGATGTATCAAGCTTTTAGAGTTTTAAAGTGTGACAGTCGATGACAGTCAACTGAGGAATTCATCAGCCTCAACTTTTAATCGCAGTCCCTTGATGAAACGACCGTTTTGTTTGTGTTGACGTTGAAAGCCAGCATTTTTGAGGGCCGTGTAAAAGTCAGTTGTGCTGCGGATATATTCACCGATGCCTTGGCAATATTCGCGATACTTTTGGTAGAGATCACCCGACTTTTGTTCATAGCTGGGATCAAGTTCACAATTCTCATTGAGAAAATGTCCTAGCCAATCGTTATCAGCGTGGTAAGCTCGTATCGCTTTGGTTACGGCAACGGGGGTGGTTAATTGGTAATTTTGCTGAATGGTTCGCTGTGCGCCTTCAATGATCCACTGCAAGACTGCCGGCCCAGCTTTTTCGGTTAGGTACTGAGCGTAGTTTTTAATATCATTGCGTTTAGCAATTTTGGCATTAAAAGGAATCACAATTAACCGCCGCCAGATTCCTTCATCGTTGCCACCTACGTGGGGCAGGTAATTGGTGTATAACACGATGGTGTGGCTGGGCGTAAAAGAGAAAGGTTTCATGTATTTCTTTTCGGCATAGATTTCATCAGTTGAACAGAGTTGCTTGACGATGGAAGTGTTCAGTCGCTTACCTTCTTCTAGTTCAGCGGAGATGATTAGCCGCTTGCCTTTGACTTCGGCCATCTCTGGTTTGACGTTTCGCCGGACACCAGTGGTCAAGGCATCAGCTGAGAGGTGACCGGTATAAGTGCCGAGTACATTAGCGATGGTGTTCCAGAAGGTTGACTTACCATTCCTCCCGCTGCCGTAAGCAATAATCAGAGCTTCCAGGTACACCTGACCGATCGCTACCAGTCCCACAATTTCTTGGACGTAATTAATCAACGCTTGGTCACCACAGAAGAAAGTAGTGAGTGCTTCTTGCCAGAGTGAAGCTCCTTGATTACCAGGAACACAGGATGTGGATTTGGTGATTAATTCATCAGCTTGAATTTCCTGTTGACCGTGCATCCCTTTCTTTAAATTGAAAGGTCCGTTGGGCGTGTTCAACAAAAACGGATCAGCATCAAAATCATTAATCTCTTTGACGAGCTTTGGTCGAGAATTAGTTAAGATCCCGTTAATACCACGGGTGCTGCGTTCCTTGAGAATGAAGGCTTCGTAAGCTTTAGCATTTTCGTAATTCTTTAACGCTGCCTGTTGTTCATCGTTAAAAGTCCGACTAGCTTTAGTTTTACCCATAGTTTGAAGCGCCTTGGCGACCCCATTGTTCTGAATTGCTTGGTAACTTTGAGTGACTCGAAGTTGGGCATCGGCTAATTGTTTATCGGTAAAGCGCTGGACTTCACCGAGAGCTAAAGGTTCCGATTCCTGCCAAACCTTCCCATCGAACCACAAAAAACCTGATTGGTTGGTATAGCAAACCCGCTCTTTGCAGTTGTTGACAAAGACATAAGATTCACCAGTATCCGAGTAATCATCCGGTTGTAGATCGTCATTGGGCTGATTGTATTCTTCAGGCGGAATATAACCTTTTTGACTAGCCATGCGCTGACCAAATTTGGTGGCACTGTGCCAGATGTTTTTTAACTCCTGCTTGCTTAGTGGCGGATTGCACTTAGCGGCTTCCTCCTGAAATGCCTGACGGGCTTCATCAGTATTGCCAAGACGCATAATGATGCGACCGGCAAAATGTGAGAGGGTTGCATTACGTTGACCTTCATGGATTGCTCCCACGTTTTGCTGAGCAAAGTAACGTTGCACCATCATAAATTTATCCACGGTTTGTGATCCTTCATGCCAGATGGCTTTAGTACTAGACACACCAAAGACAAAACGGGCCGCATCAAGCGCATTATCATCAAAATAGGGAAAGTATTCTTGAATTTCGTGTTTTAGTTCAGCATAGGTTTTAGCATCCGTAATCTCAGTAATCGGAAAGTAGACGTGAAACTTAGGCCGGGGTGCTTTATGGTGCTTGACCTTCATATTGTTTCGCGAGAAAGTAATGGCGTAGGAAACATCATCGAAATAGTTAGCAATGTTTGCAGGTTTGATCCAAGTAGTCGGATCGTCAGAATGATCGTTATCGCAGTCCATGATCAGGCAGTCAGCTTTGATGAAGTTGGCAATAGCGCGTTGGTTATTTTTAAATTGACCGCAGACATGGTCATAATGGGCAGCCTGTTCTAATTCCTGTGCGTTAGTGATAGTTTGTTGATGAGGATAGATCGTGTTGCTAGCCTGACCGGAATTAACCGCCGTCGATAAAGTAAAATGCATCTTTAGTTGGCCTCCATTTCGTTATTAAAGTAGCGGATATTTTTATTTTTACGTTTGGCTAAGCGGATGAAGTAGCGCATATCATGTGTTGGCTTACCAAATGACCAGGCTTCGGCGCATTTAGTCAGTAGCACAATGTTAATAAAAGTGGCTACTTGAAATTCCTGTGAATGGTGCAGGTTAATAAATTGAGGTAGGTAAAGCTGTGGACAAATGGGAATGCCGCCATGTTGATATACAAAACGGCAGTAAGAGCGTACTGCTTTGAGACTTGTCGAATTGCCTTTCACCACTTCGGTAAAGGGAGCGACCACAAAGATCATTGGTCGGTATTGCGGGTTCAGTTTGTCCTGACGCAGCTTGGCAATTGCCTTGGTTGCTTCTGACATAGACTCAGATCCTTTCATTAAATTAGGGACTAAAAAAGTCCTCACTGATAAGCCAGATGAGGACTGAAAGTAAACCATGAAGATTAATCTTTTTTGTAAAAATTACCGACAAAACCAGCAGCGTTCAAAATTAGACCATTTGCCCAATCAGGCACTTCAGTCATAATCTTGACCATGGTAGCGAGTGAACGCCCAGTTGGGGCTTCAATTACGGCTTCGTCATGAATATGCATTACGGCCGGGTTGCCGGCTGCTTCTAAACGGCGCATGGCTTCAGCTAAGAGATCACGACTAGTGGCCTGGACGATGTTTTCGACTAACTTAGCACCATAGGTTTCAATTCGTGACCATTTCTTGACGGTGTTAATGCCCATGAAAGTAATGGACTCACTACCAAAGCGGTTAATGCCGATCTTAGGTTGGGGATAACAAAGAGATCGACCAGAACGTAATTTTAGAAACATACAACCACTGCGGTAGGCGAATTTCATACCGTGAGATTCTTGAGGAAGGTGGGTTTTAATACAAGCTTTAGCCGCTTTATCAACGTCCCACCAAAACTGCACAATGTGAGGACTAGCATTACGCCACATTTGAACCAGTGGCGGTAATTCATCATCGGTTAGGCCAAGATTAGTGGCACCCATGGCTTTGAGCGCACCAATAGAACCGCCATAGCCCAGTGCAAGTTCGGCAATTTTGCCTTTTTGCCGGAGTTCGCCGTTGACTCCATGTTTAACAACGGGGACACCAAACATCTGGCTTGCGGATGCACAATAGATATCTTCATTCTTAGCAAAGGATTCTTGTCGCCATTTTTCATTAGATAGCCAAGCAATTACCCGTGCTTCAACCGCTGAGAAGTCAGCCACGTAGAAATGATGATTTTTGCTAGGTATAAAAGCAGTGCGAATCAATTGTGATAAGACGTCTGGCACTGAATCATAAAGCATTGCAAGTGCTGGTACGTTGCCTTGCTTAACTAATTCGCGAGCTTCTTCGAGGTCTGGCATTGAATTACGGGGAAGATTTTGTACTTGTACAAGGCGACCAGCCCACCGACCCGTCCGGTTAGCACCATAAAATTGTAAAAGACCATGGACACGACCATCTTGGCACATAGCTTTCTGCATAGCCTGATACTTTTTGACACTTAATTTAGATAACAACTGGCGGAGAGCTAATACTTGATGGACCGTGCCGGTAGTGGTTTGTAATAGCTGTGCCACTGATACTTTGGATAGTGAATCAGTTTTCTGAAACTTGAAAGCACGAAAACTAGCCGGAGCTGCGTCAGCTTCGGCTTTTCTCA